CTGTTGGCCAAGTACCTCCTGGTTGACCTGCTCCAAAACTTGATAAACCATTTATTGCACTATTATATGTGTTAGCTAATAAATCTGTATGTAAAGTTCCTGGGTTTCCATTAAACGCTTGTCCTGGTAATCCATTTAAATCTTGGTCTACTGCTGGTACTACAGGCCATGTTGAATTTCCATGATTTGCTAATGGATTTACTGTACTTGTGTAACTTTCTACTAATTGTGTTGGTGTTGCTCCTTGTGAAGGATCTGCATGTACTGTACTAGGGTCTCCTTTATCAAATTTAGGTCCTTCTAATCCATCTATATCTTGGAATTCTGAATTACCTGTTGCTCCTGGTGAAGGACCTACATTTTCAGAAGCATTACCATGATTATAATTATATGAATCTGTTAATAAATGTTCATGTAAATCTTTTCCATTTATTTGTTTTCCTTGACCTTTTCCAGGATTAGCTACTCCATGAAAGTATCCTTGTCCTCCTGTAACACCATCAAAGTCCTGATCTCCTGCTGGAGGTCCTGGTTGTATTCCTTGCATTTGTTGAGGATCATATGTTAAATTAGTATTAGTACTATTTACTATTTTATCTTCAAGTAAATCTACTAAATGATCTCCTGTCCTTGTTTGAAAGGGAGAATCTGTTGTCCCATTTAATGTATTAAAATTAGGATCTGGTACTGCATTGTTTACAGATGCTCCTGGTATTGTAGATTGATCTGTAAATGTTTGTTGAGCTCCCCCAAATCCTCCTACTATGTCTAAGTTTGATTTTAAATCTTTTAATCCCATAATTGTATTGTTTTATTATAAATATAAATTAATCAAATTTACTGTTGAAACCTCTTTTTCTACTACTGTATAAAGGACCACTTGCTTCAAAAGGTGACATTACTACAGTTCCTGGTTTTGAATCATTAAGAGCTCCTACTATAGCACTTTGTAATCCATCAGTATTTGTAGCTTGTACTGTGCCTTCTGGTTTGCTAATCATATCATCTGCTTTATTAAGTTTAGTTCCTGCTACTATAGTGTCTTTATCATTAAATAATGTTACTGATCCTTCTGATAATAAAGCTCTTTTTCCATATCCCCCTCCACCTCCAGGGAATACAGCATCATTTGCTTTTGCACTTGCACTTGATAATGCAGCGAATCCCATAGCCATAACGGCTGCTGCAGCTGCTCCTGCAACAATAGGTGCTGCTATTCCTCCAACTACAGTAGCTGCTAAAGCTCCTGCTACTGCTTGATAAGTTTTATAAGCAGCAACTACAACTGCTATTCTACCTAATCCTTTCATTACTTTACCTGCTACTCCTAACTTATCTATAAATTTTCCTATAGGAGCAAATAATTTACCTATCCATTGGAATATGCCTATAAAACCCATAACTATTTCTCCAACAAAAGCTACTACTTCTGCTAATCCCATTAAGAAATCACCAAATGGCCCTCCCATTAAATCTACAAACATTTGTTGTAATTGTGCTACTGTATCATTAAATTGCTCTTGAGCTGATCTTGCTTCTAATTGTTTTGCTAAATCTTCATCTCCTTCTGCTCTTGCTTCTTGTGCTAACTGATTTAAATTTTCTTTCTGTAATAATTGATCTGCTAATTGGTCTGAACTCATACCTAAAGATTTTGCTAAAGCATCTTGTTGTAAAACGTTCATTTTTGTAAAATCAGCATAAGATCCTACTTGTTCATTTATTTCTCTAGTTAATGTTTCATAATCTCCTGCTAATGCTGCTGCTCTTGCTCTTTCAAGATTTAACTGTTTTCCTGTAAGTAATTCTGCTTCTAATTCTGCTTCTATAGAAGATTCAAAATCTAATAATGATTTTCCTGCTGCTGCTACTTGTTCTAATTCCATACCAAATTGATTGGCTAATGCTACTGCTTTAGCTAATTTAGCTGGATTACCTCCTAATTGAGCTGATATTTGGCCCCCTATTTTACCTGCTTTATCTAAGGTTTTATTTATATTTAATCTAGCTCCTCCTTCTGCTTCTGCTTCTACTACTGCTCTTCTTGCTTCTTTAGTAATAGTACCCATTTCTTTACCTGATATATTAGCGTATTTAGCAAAAGCTGCTGTGGATTCTGCAGACATATTTGTTAATTTTTGTAATCTTGCAGTTTCTACTACTATATCATCTCTTAAAATACCAGATGCTGTTCCAAATTGTTCATTTAATGAAGAAAAAGCTAAACCTATATCTTTACTATTAATAGCTACTTCTCCATTAGCCATTGCCATTTCAGAAAAACCTTGTCTTAATCCATGAGCCATTTCTCTTGATACTCCTAATCCTCTTTGTAGTTCAGTTAGTTGTTGATCATATTGGAATCCAGCTTTTATTGCATTTACAAGAGTAAAGAAAGGAGCAAAAGCTTTCATAGCTGCAGATGCAAAACCAGTTAAACCTTTTTTAGCAGTTAACATTGCTACATTAACTCCTTTTAATTGTGCTGTTCCTGCTTGTAAAGCTTTTTGTGCTGCAGCACCATATATTTTATTTCCTTTAGCACTAATAACTTCAGCATTTTTACCAAGTTCTGCTAAACCTTTTTTACTGTATGAGGAAGCATCCATCATACCTTTACCAAATAAAGACGCATGTTTTTGTGCTTCTTGTGCTGCTTTTTGGCCTTCTTTCATAGGACCAGAAAATACACTTAATCCAGGTATTTGTTTTAAAGCATCACCTGCTTCTCCAAATCCCTTAGCTATTTTATTATTTTCAACATCTTTAGCAACTTCTTTCATTCTTTGCATTTCTTTTAATGCTCTTGTAGATAAAGCTACTTGTTCATCTATATTTTTATTTATTTCTGCTTGAAGTTCTTTAGTTTGTCCTGTTGCTTTATTTTTCTGAAATTGTAAGGACATCATTTGTTGTTCAGTTTTTTGGATTGCTTTTGCAATATCTGCTGACTTTATATCTGTCCCTAATAAATCTTTATTAGTAGTGAGGGCTTTTTCTGATGTATCGTATAATGCTTTAGTTAAATCAGTTATTTTACGTTTTTCATTAGCTTGAAGACTTGAATGTTTTACTTGATCTTGTAATACATTAGATATATCTCTTTGTAGTTTTACTTCATCTTGTTGTAAAGATATTCTACGATTAAGCATTTTATTTATCCTTTCGGATAAAGCTAAATTTTCTTCAGCTCCTTTATTAATCCTTTTTTGGTTTTCTACATCTTTAGGATTAACTTGAGAAGGTGCTGGTCCTGTTTTTTTCTTAGGAGTTTCTCCTTCAGGTTTTTTATCGTCTTCAGCCATGCTAAGTTTTTAAAGTATTATTCGTATATAAATATGAAAAAAATAAAGGTGCTTGCACACCTTTATTATTTACTAAAATTATAAGTTGAAGATGGACTTACATTAGGTCTTTGAATTTGACCATCCCCAATATTAGATTCACCTTGAAGCTTTTTATATTCAGCTTCTTGTTCTTGATGATATTTGTTGAGTGATGCTATATGAAACATTCTCATCCAAATAGGCATGTTGTAAACTTCCGAGTGTATGAAACCACCGCCGCCATGGAACACCAGATCATGGATCTGTCGGAATACAACTTTTCTATAATTCGACGTCAGGCCAAAAAAAGCCGACTCCAATGGGAAGTGTTACTCCTTCTTTTACGTGCCCATTGTCAAATTCGATATCGAATTCTAAGTCTATATCTGGCATAATACCAGTCATATAATTTCTTAATGCTCTTGAATCTTTTGCTAATAAAGCTGTATCAACAAATTCTCTTATTGTTTTCTTTTCACGGTCTCCATCTACAGCAGTAATTATATGTTTCATTCTTGTACTCATATCTGATGATGAATTTTTATTGATTTTTTTTAATCCTTTGATTTCTCTATCAATAGCTAAATCATCTTTATGAGTTAAAAGTTTAAAATTAACATTAATTTTTGATGTTGGTAATTCAAATTCAAAATCATTTGTATTATTTTCAATTAATGATTCATCTATCCATTTATCATCTGCTTCTGTTAAATCTACTGTTACATTTTCTTCTTCTCCATTTGTTGGATTTAACATTTTAAAAGTATATTCTGCTCCATACCCTAAAATTCTAGATGCTATTAATATAGCATTTTTATCTCCTATTAAAAGATCATTATAATCAATATCAGTAACAATAAGTGACTGTAATAATTTATCTATTACTGTACCTGCTTTTATATAATTTTGATTAGTTAGTATATCTTCTTCTCTAGCAGTCATATATTTCATTTCAATGACTCCTTTACTTAATGGAGAATCTTCTGGATACAATAAACCTTTTGAAGGTAATGTAACTTCTTCTGTTGGGAAATTAAATTTTGTTTCTTTTTTTTGTGTTGTTTGTTCCATAACGTTTTTTATTTAATAACTTTTTATGTTCAGATATACATATATGCAAGAAAAAAGAAAGCGCTAAAAATAGCGCTTGTCTTTAAATAATTTAAAAATACTATTAGTAATTTAAGATGGCGTAATCCATTCTAATAGTTAATGAAATTTCAGCTGGTGTGTCTGAAGCCCAATCAAATTCTCCAAAATTTGCTTGAGAACAATAAGCTCCTTTACAAATCCATTCTTCAACAACATCTCCAACAGGACCTAATGCGTTAAATCTAATGTCTTTTTTATAGAAATCAGAATAACCATCTCTACCTGTAACAGATTCATGAGATAATCTAACCCATTCCATTACTGCTTGAGCACCTGATGGTGTTACTGGGTCATAAAGAGTAGCTGTAATATTTTGCCAATCTGCTTTACCTTTAATTTTTCTCTTAATGTTGATATGGTCAAGAGTTACTTCTCCAAACTGAATGTTTGGTCTAGCTACTTTTTTAACTAAGAATGCTGGGATTCCATCGATGTACATTACAAACCTATTTTGTAGTTTAGGTTCGAATGCTGTGAACATCATTTCATTTGTGTTTAATATTGCCATCTTTTTATGTTATTTTATTCTGTTATAAATATAATATTTTTCTTTTTTTATGCAGGGAATGTTGCTCCTGTTGGTAATACATTAAAGTCAAGTACTATAAATTCAGCTGTTTTAGTTGGTTGTAAATAAATAGCACCAATTAATCTATTTCTGTCAATTTCTTCTGGTGTATTATTTGTTTCATCCATTACTACTCTAAATGCATATAATCCTTGTCTTTGTTGTACTGACTCTAAATATGGATTAACTATATTTAAGAATCTATTTCTAGTTTGTACTGTGTTTTGTTCAAATACTAAGTATTTAGAAGAACTTGCTATAAATTTCTTAACTGCAATTAGTAATCTTCTAACATTAATTCTATCAAGAGCTGTTGGACGTGTTTGAAGTGTTTTCTGACCCCAAATACAAACTCCAGTTCTTGGGAATGTTGCTATTGGGTTGATTTTTCCTTCATATAGATTATCTCTGTCTGCTTGATTTAATCTTAATTTAGCTTCTAATACATTTCCTAATACACCTCTATTTAAACCTGCTGGTGCGAACC